TTACCTTACTGGTAATCCCCAGATTACCTTCTGGAAGGTGACTTACCGTCGCCACACTAACTTCTCGATGGAATCCATCGAACAAACCTTTAACGGTCAAGCCGACTTTGGTCGCCGCGTGACCTGCACCATCAGCCGTAATGGTGATTTGGCTTACCGCACCTACCTTCAGGTGACTCTGCCTGAAATTAACCAGAATATGGGTAACACTGGTGGAAACGGTGTGTGGGCCCGCTGGCTCGACTTCCCTGGTGAGCAAATGATCTCCCAGGTTGAGGTTGAAATCGGTGGTCAACGCATTGACCGACAATATGGTGACTGGATGCACTTGTGGAACCAGCTTACCCTCTCCAAGGAACAAGAACGTGGTTACTACCGTATGATCGGTAACACCACCCAGCTTACCTTCGTTACCGACCCCTCGTTCTCGGCGGTTGACGGTCCCTGCTCGTCCTCGGCGCCCACCCAGGTGTGCGAACCCCGCAACGCCCTCCCTGAAACCACTCTCTACGTGCCCCTTCAGTTCTGGTACTGCCGAAACCCCGGTCTTGCCCTCCCCCTCATTGCCCTTCAATACCACGAAGTCAAGATCAACCTTGACCTTCGCCCTATTGATGAGTGCTTGTGGGCCGTCGCTGACCTTGGGTGCACCGGTTCTTCCAGCCAGCGCGTGACCAACGCCTACAACCAGTCCTTGGTTGCCGCCTCGCTCTACGTTGACTACGTCTTCTTGGACACTGATGAGCGTCGCCGTATGGCACAGAACCCCCACGAATACCTCATCGAACAGCTTCAGTTCACTGGTGATGAATCCGTCGGTTCCTCCTCCAACAAGATCAAGTTGAACTTCAACCACCCCTGCAAGGAGTTGGTCTTCGTCGTTCAACCCGACACCAACGTGGACTACTGCTCGTCTTTGACCTGCGGAACCACCCTCTACTCTGCTCTTGGTGCTCAACCCTTCAACTACACTGATGGTATTGATGCCCTCCCTAACTCCATCATGGCGTTCGGTGGCAAGACTTCAGTTATTGGCAGTGGATTTGTCAACTCGTCTGGTCTCTTCGCTGATGCCGGTGCCGTTGATGTTACCACCACTGATAACATTCAGTGGACCGGAGGTGCGGACAATGGTGCTTACCCCGATTTTGCCAGCGCCCAAGCCTCGGGTGTGTCCGATGCCGGAACCTTTGTGCTGGCCGAGTCGTCCCTCGACATGCACTGCTGGGGTCAAAATCCCGTTGTCACTGCCAAGTTGCAACTCAACGGTCAAGACCGATTCTCTGAACGCGAAGGTACCTACTTCGACCTCGTCCAACCCTACCAGCACCACACCCGCAACCCCGACACTGGTATCAACGTGTACTCGTTTGCCCTCCGCCCTGAAGAGCACCAACCCTCTGGTTCCTGCAACTTCTCGCGTATTGACAACGCCACGCTCCAGCTTGTCTTGTCGAACGCGACTGTTGCCGGTACCTCCACCGCGAAGGTCCGTGTGTATGCCACTAACTACAACGTGTTGCGTGTGATGTCCGGTATGGGTGGGTTAGCATATTCCAATTAAGCGGAATAGGATTGTGTTTTATCATTAAAAAATTTATATAAAAAACTACTTAACGTCCAAAATTCATACTATAAAATATTATAATATGAATAAAATACTATTTCATATTTCACTACAACTTTTCATAACAAATTTGGTCCCACATAATAAAACTTCCAATATCAGTAATGCCGTGATTATATGCTTTTGAGCAACTTATTAAATTCACATTATATGTAATTGGCAATCTATCTTCATGAATAATTCGGTTATTCAATGTTAAATAATGCATATCATCAATTTTAATCATATCCAATACTGTATTATTATTGGGGTCTACCCTTCCCAAATATTGGTTATTGTGTTTCGTAATCATACCACTCCTCCATTTGTTTGTTTCTTTCAAATAAATATTAGTGACACTTTTATAAATTGAATTATATCCGCCTCTGATCAAAAAAGACATATTATAACTTCCTTCTTCTAAGATATAATATAGTATTGTTATTAAATGGTTTTGTTAATATTATATTGTTATTGATTTTTTTACACCAAACTATAAAACAACTTCAATTCAATGTTCGTTGTGCGAAAATATTATGAATTTCATTATAATTGATTATATTGAAATCAATATAATTATAAATATTTTTTTTACTGAAATCGTGCTCTGTGAAATTATATTTCAAATCAATATCATATGTAAAATATTTCCGATTTTCATAAATAATTGCATTGTTCACCATCAATGTATTTATGTCGTCATATTTAACCATTTCAATTAAATTATCTCTAGACGAATCAATATTAAAATTCACACCATTTACCATAACAGCGCCTCTATTCCATATGTTTGTTTTTTTTAATGAAACATTAATAACGTGTCGATAAAATGCGTCATATCCGCCCTTTAAAGCAAATGACATGTTCTCTACTAGTATTTATATATACTAGTTTTTATATTATTTTAATAAATAGTATATTATACTATATATAATAATAATATATAACCAATGTCTGAAGTATTTAAATATTTAATGAAATATGAAGAAAAATGGTGTTCTATGATGGGTTATTTTAATCCTTATATTGATAATTTTACTACACATTTAACTGACAAAATGCCATTTTATGATAAAGGATGTTATGAAAGATATCCGCGTTTCAAGCATGTTTATGACAAGTTATGGATTGTTAAAAGTCAAGGATTAACTGGCGGACGTTTAGAAAAACTTTCAGGTAAAGAGCATAAAGTGGTCTATCCCATTTTTATAAAACCGCGATGGGGTCATCTAAGCGCTTCTTCCAAAAATTGTTTCAAAGTGAACGATGTAAATGAATTACAAAAATACGTTGGTTATAAAAACATGATGTGGTCTGAGTTTATTGATGCAACAGAATGTATGACAGATTTTGTATTATTAAAAGGTAAAATTGTTCACCAAATAACCTATCAATATTCAGATAAACAAAATGGGTTTAGTGATGATTGGAAACTTGTTTCACCTGATTTAAAACCACCGGCAAATGTTGTAGAATGGGTAAAAATCCATATGACTGATTTTACTGGTATTGTAAACGCTCAATACCGTGATAATAAAATTATTGAAATTAGTTTACGATTGGCAAGAGGCGGTGCATACATTATTAGCACTCGCAATGAAGCATTAATACATAATATTAATAATATTTTCTTGAATAAATCATGGGATTACAATTTAACCGAAGAAATGAAATTTAAACCATTTTATGTCTATAAATGTTTCACAGAATTGCCGATTGTCTATATTTTTCCACAAAAAATAGTTGATTGGTATATTAGAAGTAAAACAAATTATCCATTTTACGAATACTATTTCGAGCCTACTGGTTCAAGTGGTATGGTATTTTTTCAATTTATGGATGATGATTTTGAACGTGGCATGAAAACGAAAAAGGAAATAGAAAAAATATTTAATATTACCCAAATTATAATGTATGCACTTATTTGTATTCTAATTTATGTATTAGGTTCAACCAACTGGGAACACCGCTATTTAGTTGCGTTTTTTATCTTGTTTATATTTTTAACGCGTTTCTTTAATCCAATTGGCGCCACATACAAATTATACAAAGGACAAAAACAATCTATTTTTAAAGAAGGACCAACTAAAGACACTGAATATGACCTAGAACCGTTCGATAATCCTTAATTTGTTTATAATAAATGTTAACTTACTAATTTGCTTATATATATTTATATATATATATATATAAATTATTAATGAGTAGCACTAAGACCCAAAAGTCCCCAATTGATATTCCAAAAAGTGTATGGAAATCCCTCAAATCAAAAGATCAAGCATTATGTACAAAGGTTTTACCAAAAAACCAAGTTGAACTAGTAAATACTTGTATCAAATATGAACACAAGGACAATGAATTATATTTAAAATATAAATACGGATTAAAAGATATTACAGAAGAATCATCTCCGATTCTTATATTCAATGAAGAAGATAATGCCGATTTTAGTCTTATAGCCGATGGTATTCATAATTTTATGTTATTTTGGGATGACACTACAAATAAATATACTTTGGTAACTGCATACTTTAACGCTATTGAATTCGGCAATAAACATAATGTTATTAGTTTAAGAACTGTTGGACAAACTCCAGATACATTTATTATTTCAGGTGAGATAAAAAAAGAAAAAGATAACAATACATTTTATTTCCACGACACAAGTTCTCAGTTTTTTTTAGACAACCCCTGTAATATAAAAACTCAAATGCCTGTTATTTACTTGTTTGAACTTGTTGACCAAAAAGGTTATGATGTTGATAACATAACTCCTGAACAATTAGAAGTATTAAAATCAGACATTTTATCAAACAATACATTTGACATTGGGAATACAAAAAAAATTAATGATGCGAATTCGTTTTCTGAACTTGTTGATATTCTTATCACAAGAGGAAGAGTTTTAAAAGACCAACCAGAGAAATTAAAAATTTATAAAAAATATATTGATTTTATTACAAGTATTATGACAGATGCATTCAATAGATTATTTAACCCACCACAACGCTCTGCATTAACTGCTGAATATGTTCAATCATTTTCAGAGGCAGATTATGAAAAACATGGTCAAAATAATATTGATACAATTCTAGGTAAATTATGCAATCAAAGGAAACCATTACCATTTGATGTTTATCCCGACGATAATAGTTGCGCCAAAAATACGGAAGCACATAAAAGTAAATACAATTCATGTGAGATGGATAAAATCACAAATGAATATATAAAATCCATACTGCCTAAGAAAAAGTCTACACCAAAAAGGATGGAAACTGATAAAATAAAATATAGTGATATTTACGTTTTTATTAATGGTAACAAAAAAGACGATGATGATATTGCAAAAATTTGGGGTAATTGGAGAATGTTTAAAACGAAAACAATGAAAGGTGACGAAGAATTAAGTTCATTAATAGAAACAATTACAAGACGTATTCAAAGAAAAGATTCACGTAGCGAAGTTACATTTAAAGCTATACCAAAATAATATTATTATTTAACTGCTTATACAAAAATCATTCCGAATACTTTCAAAATCATCAGTTGACCTGAATATATTAATGATTTCTGCATTTGTATATTTTCTCTCAATCTCTGGCAATATTGTTTCTGATGGTATAACAATATTCCAAAATTTTTCAATCATTTTTGAAATATCATACAATGAACATTTTTGAAAGTTGATTTTAATATCGATACGACCAGGTCGAATGAGTGCTTTATCTAAAACATCTAATTTATTAGTGGTCATAATAAGAATGCGCCCACTACATTCATGTATACCATCTAACATATTCAATAAATATGACAAATTATTATTACATTTTGATTGAGTTGAGGATGATGAATTTGCCATTTTTAAAAAATTATTCAACATATCATTACTATTACTATTATTATTACTATTACTATTACTATTACTATTATTATTACTATTACTATTATTATTACTATTCTCTTTTCTTTTGTCAATAGTTACAAAATGCGAATCATGTATTGATATATCGGACGATGTATCCGAATCTATTTTTTTTAAATCACGGTCTTTTACTACATCACCCAATGCATCAATGTCTTCAAAAATTAAAATGCGTTGAGTTTGTGGTATAATATGTGTATCATCCAACTCTTCTTTATAGATGATATTTTGTAAATGTGTAAAGTCCATTGCGTCGTTTAATTTAATATCAATCCCGTGCCGTCCGGTATGATTCATTAACTGTTTAATAAATCGTGTTTTTCCGCAACCAGGTTCACCGTGTAATAAAATCCCCAAATTATACGGAATACCACGTTTCATATACCATTCTTTATTGTTCAAGAAAAAATCTATCTTTTTAATAATCTCATCCATTT